AGCCGGGGCGGAGTTATTTTCGAGGGCATAGCAGATAGTATATCCAGCGTATTTATCGGAGTTGTCAACAGCCTCATCGACGGCATCAACTGGGTGATCGCTCAGCCCTTCGAGGGTATCAACTGGGCTCTTGACGGCATCCGTGATGTGGAGATCATGGGCTGGTATCCTTTCGACTGGCTGCCTAATATTGACATCCCGGAGATACCTCACCTTGCACAAGGCACGGTCGTTCCTGCTAACTACGGAGAGTTCCTGGCTGTCCTGGGTGATAACAAGCGAGAGCAGGAGGTCGTTTCGCCAGTCAGCACGATGAAAAAGGCGCTGCTTGAGGCTCTGGCTGAGGCAGGAGGTACGGGTCCGAAGGAGATCGTGCTTTATACCTATCTCTACCCGAACAGCAGTTATTTCCACCGTGAAGTTGTCAAGGTGGTAAACGATGACAAGCAAAGGAGGGGCGGATAATGCCGTTATTCCCGATAAAACGAATAGGCAGCCTGGATATGCGTCCGCTGCTCCAGCCGGTAAAGGACGGGTACAAGGTCAGCAAGAGTGATCTGTATTCCGACAATTCCAGAAGGACAGCTGAGACCGGATCCATGCTGCTCTATCCTATACGCAAGAATGTCTACTCCATTGAGGTCAGCTATTACGGCACAGCTGAGCAGATCGCAGCGGTGGACGCAGCCATGAACGGCTCGTCCACTTATCTTGTGGAATTCCTGGACAGCGGAACATATGTGGAGAAGACGATGTATTTCTCCGACCGCACCAAGGAGACTACGATCATTATCGACGGTGTGCAGTATGAGAGGCTGTCCTTCAGCTTGATCGAGGTGTGATATGTACAGTGTTTCTAATGATTACCTAGAGGCTGTAGCCTCGCAGAATAAGCAGCATATTCTTGGTCATATCTCATACATGGGAGGCAGTTCAGATATTTCCGCAGATGATATCCTTGACGTCAGCTACGACAAGCAGTGCGTGGAAAATGCGGACTGTTTCGGCTTCGGCCAGCTGTACACCGGTACTGTAGATGTTGCAATAAGCGTAAACCGGTTTTCGGCAGAGCAGCTCCGTAATGGCACGATCCGCCTGGAATTCGGCATGAGCTTGGCCAGCGGAGCGATAGAATGGCTCCCCCTAGGAAAGTGGACGATCACCGACCCCCAGCGCAGCGCTGAGGGCGTGCTGACTATCCGGGGAGTTGACTGCACGGCCAAGCTGGACGTACCTATCCCGGACAGCTACGTCGGCACGGTGTACCTCTCCAGCATGATGCGCAGGGTGACGGAGCTCACCGGCGTGGAGTTTGCGCAGACCCCCGAGGAGGTCATGGCTATCGTCGGCGAGACTGACGGCTATGAGCCCTGGGGCAGCTCCTTTCCGGCCACTTGCAGAGCTGCGGTGGTCGCAATAGCTCAGTACATCGGCGGCATCGCCTACGCAGACAGACAGGGCAGGATCGCATTCCGGCGGTTTGGCAACAGCACTGTGCTGACTATCCCGGCGGCTCTCCGTCACAGCATACGGCTGGGTGAGTACAGTTGCGGAGTGCGAGGTGTGGGCTACGCTGACAAGTACGGCTACACATACATCTCCCAGATCCCCGGCGAGACTGTGGGAGCTGAGCTGGTGCCTACGATCTCGGACAACCCATTTATTTGGGACACATACAGAGAGGACTACCGTGACCAGCAGTACGCCTTCGGGCTGCACTATGCGGCGCTGGGGCTGGCTCAGCTGCCGGACTGGGTACCGGGCGAGGTAGACTACTACGGCGACCCGGCGCTGGATCTTGGCGACCTGGTGCGGCTCGAAGGCGGCATAAACGGCAGCAATGCAGCGCTGTTTTTGATCACGTCGGACTCATGGCAATTTAGAGGCCCTCAGAAGCTGATCTCAGCCGGCGCAGGAGAGTCAAGCGTTGGCGGAGGCAGCTCCTCAGCCACGTCCTCGGTGATCACCACGATCAACCTGACCAAGACCCTGACGGCGGTGGAGCTCCTGAGCTACGAGGGCGAGCTGTTTCCCCGGCTCCGTACCGTGGCACGGGGCGGCTTTGCGGTGCGTAGCGAGACAGTGATCTTTGTGGAGCTGACTGCAAATCTCACCGGCGAGGGCGACGTAAAAGTCCACGTCCTCTACGACGGAGTGAAGCAGACCGTCCACAGCCGGGAGACTGCTCCGGAGCGCTCCACAGTGAGCTACAGCGTGCAGCTGACTGCACAGCAGGGCATACACACTATCGAGGCGGAGGCCGCCGGAGAAGCTGATCTGGAGCGCATCACAGCTCTGGTCTGGGGACAGGACATCACGGCGGTGCAGCCGGAGTACAGCAGCGAGAGCGACTACGAATACACGGTGTCCGACGGGGCAACGATCGACCTCTATGTCGGCAGGAGCACCATGCCCCAGATCCCCGACAGCCTGGGCGGAGCGCCCGTCCGGGTCATCGGCGGCAGCAGTTTCACCGACTCCGCCGTGGAGTGCGTGTATATCCCCGACGGGGTAGAGGTCATTGAGTAAGGAGGAGATAATATGGCAATAACTGGCACAGGCACACAGGCGGATCCGTACATAGTCGATACTTGGGAGGACTTTGTGACGGCGGTCGGGACGACCGGCGCTTATGTCGAGGTCGTCCCGGGAGCTGTATGGGACGCAAATGATATCGCCCCGGAAGGAATGCCCACGGTCAATGTCAATGCTGTACATATCGACGGAAAAGGTCTTGAAATACAAAATGCGAGAATAGACCGAAATTTTTTTGATTGCTTATCAACAACGGCAAGCGGCATAACGGTTGAAAATATATCAATCACCAGTTTTCTAGCATCTTCCGCTGTAATATATAAGAGAGGGAATTACTCTTTATATTTTAAAAATTTAATATTGAGTGGAAAACAAACATCAGGAAATACTATCTACCATTATGCCGGAAATTCTGTTTATCTTAACTCAAACGCAGACCGTGGCTGCGGATTCTTTATTGATTATAATAATGAGAATGATATGTATTTGATGAACGATGGAAACAACGTCAGTTTTAGAGATTGTATATTCAATCTTAATGGAAAGGTATTTCTTGGAACTTCCTCAAATTCTTTTCGTGCTGAAAATTGTTATATTTTTGGGGAAATAAAAGAATGCCATTTTAACGGCAATTCCTCAAAAAATATATTAAACGCATATGCCGAGGTTATTGCTGGAGGAGGCACTAATGTTGCTATAATCAATGCTGATAAATGTAATAATGTCACAACAGGAACGTCAGTTACTGACGCTCAACTTAAAGACGCCAATTATCTCGATAGTATCAATTTCCCGATTGGAGTTGAGATATAATGGCTTATAAATTAACATTTGACCTAACTCCTCTCATCGAGCAAGGTAATATATCTAGCAGAGGAGACAGCGACTCCAACACAAGAGTGCGCACCGGAGGCCGTATTGCAATAGATTTGCCTACAAGCGCAACAATTACAGCCATATCCAACACCGGCAAGACCTTACAAGTGGATTTTCTTGGTTATGCTGATAGCAGCACCAACACGCCTATCTGCGACTTGTACTGGTATGACAGCCCATACACTTTTGATTTGTCGCAGTACAGTGGCATTCGTTACGTCAGGGCAGTCATTAAGAATTCAGACAATACGAATATTTCGCCGGCGGATATAGCATCGGCAAAAATCGAGTTAATAGCCCCGAACGCCTGGTATATGAGCGAGGACGGTTATCCGAAATACAGTCTCTTCCCGGAGCTTCCTGCAAGCCCTATGGAGAAACCCTACCCGAAGGCACTCTGGAGAATAGACCCTCAGATCAACGGCGGCTACCCATATCATGAGCTGATGCCCGGGCTCGTCCGCAAAGGCCCCGGAGCATTTTGCAACGCCATTCATCTCACCCGTGTGCGGATCCCAGAGAGCGTGAAAACTATCGGCGAGAAGGCTTTTGCGAACACGGCTCTGCGCAGCGTGACTATCGCTCCCGATTGCACCTACAGCGAGACCTCGTTCCCGCCGGGCTGCGAGGTCAATTTCTACGGCGGAGGCGGTCAGTACGGCCAGCTTGTGGACTGCAACGGCGTGGAGATCTTGGACTGCGAGGCGGTAAGAATTTTCGTGAAAGGAGAATGACAATGGACGAAAAATACAGGCTCCAAACCCACACGGCAGCAGAGCTGGACGAGCTCCTCACTAAGCTGGGCGAGCTCTACTCGAAGGAGGAGCTGGACGAGCTCCTCACGTCGAAAGTGGACAAGGCGGAGGGCATGGGGCTCTCGCAGGAGAGTTTCACGACTGCGGAGAAATCGGCCTTAGCGCTGATCAATGCAGCGTTTCCTATGATGCTGAGGAGAGGAACGGCAACAATGAACTCTGACTCTGGATTCGGCTTTGACGACATCCACGAAACTATATACTACAGATACACGGCCTCAGCAATAGGCAATCCCGTTTCGGGTGCGTATGGAATTATTCTGACGTTCGCATTCACCTCGTATATCGTTCAAGTCTTGTTTTCAAATGTATCGTCCACGAGTTGTGAATTACGTTACAGGTTTTCGGCGGACACCGGCGCAACTTGGAGACCGTGGCATCTTGTGACCGCCACGCCGCAATCATAGGAGGAGACGGCTATGCAGTATATTATTATGATCACTATTGTGCTGGGGCTGGCCTTAGTCGATTTTGTTTTCGGCTTCTTAAAGGGCTATGTCCAGCGGAATATCAATAGCCAGAAAATGCGCCAGGGCGGAGTTAACAAGCTCTGTGAGCTGATAATAATGGTGTCTGCCTGTGGGCTGGAGATAGGCATACACAAGCTAGGCCATTACTATGCCAATGATGAGCTGGAGACGCTCACCACTGTCGTCGGTGTGCTGGCAGCACTGGCAGTATGCGGCTATATTACTCTCATGGAGATCGTTTCTATATTGGAAAACTATGTGGAGATCAACCCCGGTGCCAAGTGGGCTAAGAAACTGCTGAAATTCCTGAAAGTTGTTGAAGAGGAGGATAAAAAATGAGTATCAAAACGTTTGCCTGCACCGCAAAAGACCGCCTGACAGCGAATTTCTTGGTGAGTGAGTACCGCTGCCACTGCGGACAGTGCCACGACACGATCCTTGACACGGCTCTCCCGGAAAAAGTCCAGCTGCTCATGGCTGCGATCGGTGCTGTAAAGGCTATCGTTCCTAGTGGCTACAGGTGCGCATACTGGGACAAGCACGTCGGCGGCACCGGGTACGGTATGCACACTCGTGGTTTGGCCGGAGACTACATTTTCTACGACCAGGACGGAGCTGTGATCCGCCCGGAGATCATCGCCTGCAAAGCTCAGGACTTGGGATTTAACGGCATAGGCAAAATAGACAGCCAGGCGATCCACTTGGACATCGGTCCTCGCCGCTGGTGGGGAGACGAGACCGTCCCCGGCGGTACATCAGGCAGCGTGACGACGGACTACTACCGCTACTATGGCATCAAGCGCAGCGGCCACATCTCTGAGCTACAGACCGTGCTCAACGCCAAGGGGCACAAGCTGGCTGTGGATAATATCATCGGCCCCAAGACCCTCGCAGCAGTCAAGTCCTATACTATCGAGCAGGGCGACCGGGGCGAGCTGGTGCGCTGGGTACAGCAGCGGCTCACGAGCCTCGGCTACCGCTGCGGCAGTATCGACGGCATAGCAGGCCCCGTAACAATGGCTGCTATAGCAGCTTGGCAGCGAGCTCATCGTCTCGGCGAGGGCTACCTCGGCGGCGGTGACTGGGACGTGCTCCTCGCATGACTCGACAAAAATCACGCATTGACAGACGGGCAGCAGTGTGATATACTTGACAGGTCAGCGGTCTCAGTAACTGTCTCTGCACTGCGCTTCAGCAACATATTTCCTGAGCTGACAAGATGACTCCCCTCCGGTTTTGGAGGGGAGTCTTTTGTTTGACACCCATATTGACACCTAAAGTCTTTCATTTTAATACAAACTATATGAAAACTCGATATTTCTAACAATAAAAGAAAAAAGTCTCTATTTGCCTATATTTAGACAAAAAAGAGACTTTTTTACTGGAGCTGATGATCGGACTTGAACCGACGACCTACGCCTTACCAAGGCGTTGCGCTACCGACTGTGCCACATCAGCACCAACATATAATATTATACACCAGTGGAAAGGGTTTGTCAATACCCGGATAAATATTTTGTTATTTTAATCAAAAACCCACTTGACAGCTGCCTTTCTTTGTGCTATGATAGAGAAAACGAGGAACGGATCAGATCCGTGCAAGTCCTGATCCAGAGAGCTCCCGGCAGGTGTGAGGGGGTGAGGGCGCATGGTGAGTTACATCCGGGAGTTTTCCCCTTGAACTACAGTAGGGGGGAGCGGGTCTGCCCGTTACAGCTTTTGAGGTCCGGTCAGCCGGATAAATCGGGGTGGTACCACGAGAAATTCGTCCCCGGAAGGCGCTTTGCTGTGCTTTCCGGGGATTTTTGTTTGGAGGGATAGCATGAAGATGAGACGCACGCCTGATCCGAGAATGAGCCTTCCTGCGGCGCTTGTGGGAGGAGCTCTGGGGCTGGCTTATGTATGGTTTGTCTACAGGGACGTCGTTCACATTGCCATAGCTGCCGTTATCGTGGCAGTCGCCGTAGTTTTCATCATCTACAGTCAGTCCCGGGAGCAAAAGGCCGACAGCAAGGCTGCCAAGGAACGCCCTGAGCTTGAGGACGGGAGCCGTTTCTCCTCGGTGGAATGGCGGAAGGGCTATCTTGATCATGCCCAGGAAAAGGGCTGGGAGAGCCCTGAGCGCAAGTCAATGAAGGCCGATATGTGCCGGCATTACAACAGCGGCACTGACCGTGCTATGATCCTTATGGGAGCTTTTTTCACAGTCTGCGGAGCTGCTCTGCTGTTCAGTCCTCAGTCGCCGCTTGTGGCTGTGGGAGGGACCGCTCTTGGAGCTTTTTGCCTGTATTTCGGCATAAAGGACATCTGCGGCTATCCTGTGCGGAAATGGCTGAGAGCCACAAAGCTCCCCCATGATGAGCTGGAGAAGTCCTACATGAGGGGCAGGCTCCTGACCTTCCAGAAAAACGGAGTGAACATCGGCAGCGAGCTGATCATCTTCTTTAATAAGGAGACTGCCGGAGCCATAAAGCTCAGTGAGCTGTCCGGAGCAAGACGGCATATCGTTCGGCTGAAAAAGTATCAGGACGGCACCTACGCCGGGGAGGAGTACCAGCATTTCCTGGAGCTCTCCTCATTGGGGAAGACCGTTCAGGTGCAGCTGACAGAGCACCAGGTGGAAATGGCGCTGGAGGAGCTTGAGCGGCGAACTGCCAATATTTCGGGGAATTCCCCCATTTCTCAGGACAGAGATGACCAGACTTTCGTCTGATATTGACTAATGAAAGGTCGTGATAAACATGAGAACGCCCGACGCTCTCATTGCTTATGAAAAAGGAGGGGAGAGCCTGTGAAAAATGCGATCCCATTCTTCATAATGGCGGCAGTATTCCTGATACTCGGCGTGATCTGGCTGTTTATCGGGAAATATTACCTGGCAGCCATACAGCTTGTCTGCGGCTGTGCAGAGCTTGCCATCGCACTAAAAGCAAAGAAAAAATTCGATAACGATAAAAAGGAGTAACCATTATGACTATTTTTGAAGAACTCAAACGCCGTGGCCTGCTGGCTCAGCTCACTGACGAGAAGGAGATCGAGGAGCTGATCAACGCCGGGAAGGCCACCTTCTACATCGGCTTCGACCCCACCGCCGACAGCCTTCACGTTGGCCACTTCATGGCTCTGTGCCTTATGAAGAGGCTCCAGGAGGCCGGCAATAAGCCCATCGTCCTCATCGGCGGCGGAACTGCCATGATCGGCGATCCTTCCGGAAAGACCGACATGAGAAAGATGATGACCCCCGAGACTATCCAGCACAACGTTGACTGCTTCAAGAAGCAGATGAGCCGCTTCATCGACTTCGCTGAGGACAAGGCTATCATCGTGAACAACGCTGACTGGCTCATGAAGCTGAACTACATCGAGCTCCTCCGTGACGTTGGCGCTCATTTCAGCGTAAATCGTATGCTCTCCCACGAGTGCTACAAGCAGAGAATGGAGAGAGGCCTGACCTTCCTTGAGTTCAACTACATGATCATGCAGAGCTACGACTTCCTTGAGCTGTTCCAGAAATACGGCTGTAATATGCAGTTTGGCGGCGACGATCAGTGGGCAAATATGCTGGGCGGCACTGAGCTCATCCGCAGAAAGCTGGGCAAGGACGCTTACGCAATGACCATCACTCTGCTGCTGAATTCTGAGGGCAAGAAGATGGGCAAGACCGAGAAGGGCGCAGTTTGGCTGGACGCTGAGAAAACAAGCCCCTACGAGTTCTTCCAGTACTGGAGGAACGTTGACGATGCCGACGTTATCAAGTGCCTGAAAATGCTGACCTTCGTGCCTGTTGAGCAGATTGAGGAAATGGAGAAGAACATGACTGAGGGCGCTCAGTTCAACGCTGCAAAGGAGCTCCTTGCATACGAGCTGACCAAGCTGGTACACGGCGAGGAGGAGGCTGAAAAGGCAAGAGCAGCAGCCAAGGCTATCTTTGGCGGCGGCTCCACCGAGAATATGCCTGAGGCTGAGATCCCTGCATCTGAGCTGACAGACGGCAGCCTGGGACTTCTCACAGTCCTGGTAAAGGCCGGCCTTGCACCCTCTATCTCCGAGGCGCGCAGACTTGTGCAGCAGGGCGGTATCACCGTAAACGACGAGAAGATCACCGACCCCAAGGCTCAGATCAAGCTCACCGACGGTGAGGTAGTTGTCCGCAAGGGCAAGAAGGCCTTCAAGAAGATCGTTGTAAAGTGATCAATTAGTTCCGACAAAAATAGCCATAGCACTTCATTTCGAGGCGCTATGGCTTTTTTTATGGGAAAACTCAGATACCGTATGTTGCACGGTACTCCAGCATCTTGTCCAGATACTCCTTGCCGGGAACGATGTCATTGCGGATAGCTTCGATGATGTCCTCCATGGTAACGATCGGGTAAACTGTCACGCCGAAGTCACGCTTTACCTCCTGAACAGCAGACAGCTCGCCGGTGCCCTTCTCCATGCGGTCAACTGTGATCACCATGCCGGTAACGTCCACATTTGCGGCGCCTGTCAGCTTGGGCATAGACTCACGCAGAGCCTTTCCCGAGGTCATAACGTCGTCGATGATAACGACCTTCTCGCCGTCGGTAAGGGTCTTGCCCACGAACATTCCGCCCTCGCCGTGATCCTTGGCCTCCTTGCGGTCGAAGCAGTAGGAAACGTCGATGCCGAACTTGTTGCTCAGAGCGATAACGGCAGAAACTGCCAGAGGTATGCCCTTGTAGGCGGGGCCGAAGAGTGTCTCCACGGGGATATTATTGGCGTGGATGCACTCAGCGTAGTATTCGCCCAGCTTAGCCAGCTGTGCGCCTGTCTTGTAATTTCCGCAGTTGATGAAGTAGGGAGCCTTTCTGCCGCTTTTCAGCGTAAATTCGCCAAAAGTCAGCACTCCGCAGTCTACCATGAACTTGATGAAACTTTCCTTGTAAGTCATTTGTTTAACCTCCATTGATATAATTTTCCGCAAAGATAAGCGGAGAATTTGCTTTAGAAAATATGTCCGCAATCCGGGCATCTTGGGTAGTCGATGTCGATCTCCTCGCCGCACTCGGGGCAGTATTTTTTGGGGAGGGTGTCGATGTCATCGTCCAGATCCTGGGCGTACTCAGATGTGAAGCCCACCTGTCTTCCCCGGAAGAAAGCCCCCATAGCGATACCGCAGTCCTCGCAGAAGAAGCCGGTGGTCTCAGTCTGAGGCGACTCAAATACCAGCTCATTTCCCTCGTACCAGGACACGGTGGAGTAGGCATAGCCCGTGCTGTGGGTCTCTACCTTAAATCTGCCCACCTTCATGCGTTTTCCGCACATTCCGCAGATCATAGGCCACCTCCTCAGAGAGACTTCTCGATCTCTTCCAGCTGAGAGATCCACACCCTGCTGGAAGCATCGCTGGGCATTCTCCAGTCACCTCTTGGGGAGAGGGTGACAGTACCCACCTTGGGGCCGTCCGGCAGGCATGAGCGCTTGAACTGCTGGGAGAAAAACCTCCAGCAGAATTTTTTCAGCCACTTCATGACAGTGAGCTTGTCGAATTTGCCCTCAAAGGCACGGCAGGCCAGCCGGAAGATCTTTGCTGGTGAGAAGCCCAGTCTCACCATGTAGTACAGGAAGAAGTCGTGGAGCTCGTAAGGGCCCACCAGATCCTCGGTCTTTTGGGCGATAGTTCCGTCCTTTTCGGGAGGGAGGAGCTCCGGGCTCACGGGAGTATCCAGCACGTCCAGCAGAACGCCTCTGAGCTCCCCTTGAGAGACCTGAGCCTCATAGCTCACCAGCCAGCGGACGAGGGTCTTCGGGATAGAAGCGTTCACCGCATACATCGACATATGATCGCCGTTGTATGTAGCCCAGCCCAGCGCCAGTTCGGATAGGTCGCCTGTACCCACAACGATACCACCAAGCTGATTGGCCTTGTCCATAAGGATCTGAGTGCGCTCTCTGGCCTGGGAATTCTCGTAGGTGACATCGTGGAGCTCCGGGTCCTGACCGATGTCCTCGAAGTGCTGAGTGACGCTCTTTCTGATGTTTATCTCTGTCAAAGTGGAGCCGTAAGCCTTTGCCAGCTTGCAGGCGTTGGTGTAGGTGCGGTCTGTGGTGCCGAAGCAGGGCATAGTTATAGTCTGGATGCCGTTCCTGTCAAGACCCAGCATATCGAATGCGTGAGCCGTCACGATAAGAGCGAGGGTCGAGTCCAGACCTCCGGAAAGGCCAAGTACAGCGGTTTTGCAGCCGATGTGTTTTAGCCTGCTTGCCAGACCCACAGCCTGCATGGTGAGGATCTCCTCACAGCGGCTGTCCAGAGCCTGCTTGTCCTCGGGGACGAATGGAGTGGGGGAGAAGTGCCTGTCCAGCTCATTCTCCGTCAGATCCATGGAGAAATAGCACTCATGGAGCTTGTCCTCGCAGCGGAAGGTATTCATTCTCCTGCGCTCATGAGCGAGACGCTGAATGTCCACGTCAGCAACTGTCAGACCCTTGGAGAACTTCTCAGACTGTGCCAGAATAGAGCCGTTCTCAGCAATGATGTTGTGTCCGGAAAAGACCATATCCTGTGTAGATTCGCCGATACCTGCATCGCAGTAAGCATAGCCGCAGGCCAGAGAGCCGGACTTCGCCTTGATGATAGTCCGCCTGTAGTCGGCCTTGCCGATGACCTCGTCACTGCATGAGAGGTTGAATATCAGCGAAGCGCCGCTCTGAGCCAGCTTCACAGAGGGAGTATCTCCCACCCACAGATCCTCGCAGATCTCGATACCAAAGCGAAACTCCGGCATTTCGGCGCAAACGAACAGCATATCATTGCCGATGAAAGTGCTGGTTTCATCCTCCAGGCGCACCGGGCAATTCTCTACAGGGCCCGCTGCGAAATATCTTGCTTCATAGAATTCGCTGTAATTTGGGATATTCTCCTTGGGGACAGCTCCCAGCAGGGCGCCCTTTTCAATGACGACTCCGCAGTTATACAGCTTTCCGCAATATGTGACAGGAGCTCCGACGATGAGGAGCATATCCAGCTCCTTGGTCTCCTCGGCTATCCTGATAAGAGCTTTGTTTGACGCCCTGAGCAGAGCGGTCTGGAGGAACAGATCTCCGCAGGTGTAGCCGGTCACAGAGAGCTCCGGGAAGCAAACTATCTTCACGCCTCTGCTGTTTGCCTCTTTTGCCAGCTCGATCATCCTGTCAGCATTGAACTCGCAGTCAGCCACCTTAACATCGGGAGTAGCACAAGCTATTTTTATAAATCCGTCCTTCATGGTGATCACCTCCATACAAATATATAATAAGTATACCACATATCCTGAAATAAAGCAACAGCCAGCGGAAGATTTTACTGCCCTTATCGGTAAAAAATGTAAAAATCTCGTAAAGCCCTTGCAAAATCCTGCGGATCGGGTTATAATATTAAGGATAGCTATATTTTTGAATGACGGCAAGCCGGCTGCCGTAAGCCCGGCAGTCCCTTTGCGGACGTGGAGATAATATGGGAAATAAGAGAACTATTCAGCGAAAAGGCTCCAAAAAACGTGGCAAGCCCATGCTTCGCTTCAATTTTTGGGTGCTGTTCATAATCTTTGTGTTGTCCTTTGCAGCCTGCTTTGTACTGTATATGGTGGCTGCTAACCTTAATCCGAATTTCTTCAAGGACGAGTTCGAGGCGAGCATCTCTCAGGACTCCCAGGTCAGCACTGCCGATGAGCAGGCGACCACTGCGGCTCAGGAGGCTCCACAGGAGACCTCTGAGGGGGCCGGCATAACAAATCCTGTTCCTCAGTCGGCTGCTGTGGACGCAAGCTATTTCGAGAGCTGCTGCCTGATCACTGACAAGACCCTCCTTAGAATGGGAAGCCTTGGCAAGATCCCTGAGGCTAATGTGCTGGGCAACGACCAGCTGGGCGCTTTGAACTGCAACTCTACCAGAGTGGAGAGCAGCTACGGAACAGTCACTCCCTATGAGGTGGTGAAGCTGAAAAAGCCCTCAGAGCTCTATATCATGCTGGGAAATGACCTGGGTCAGGGCTCTGTAGATGAGCTTGTGGCCAGCTATGCGACCCTTGTGAACAATATCCACGCATCCCTGCCGGAGCTGAAGATCTACGTTATGCAGCTTCCGCCGGTGATCTATGACTCCGACACGGTCACTAACGATATGGTGAACGACTACAACGCCAAGCTGCTGGATATGTGCAACAAGGCGGGGGTTTACTGCATCGACACCAACACTGCCCTCAAGGGCGAGAACGGCACTCTTGCCGAGGAGTATTGGGACTACGACACCCTGAGCCTTTCCCAGGCCGCCTATGATCAGGTCTGCGGCTATATCCTGACCCATACATCGTAAATTATACGCACCACAATATATTGTGGTGCGTTTTGCCTTTTATTTCAACTTTCTGTATACCTTGAGAATTTCCCGAAATACCGCTATTTCCGGATTTTGATGTGCAGATCCTACGATCAGCGGAACGAACTTCTCCTCGTTTATTGTGAAAGCCTACAATTGACGATCGTTGATTTTTGCATTATACTTATATAAGACAGAGAAGATTGGAGATACAATATATTGTGATTCGGAGGTAATGTATTTGTTAATTCATATCATAAAAAGAGACAGTAGAAAGGTCCCTTTTAATATCGAGAAAATTGCAAATGCTATCTTCAAGGCAGCTCAGTCCTGCGGCGGCACCGATTTCAGCGTCGCAATGGACACAGCAGTTGAGGTCTGCAAGACCTATGAGGCTACTCACCCCGGCCAGACCCCTACTGTTGAGGAGATCCAGGATCTCGTTGAGAAGACCCTTATCGAAAAGGGCCACGCCAAAACAGCTAAGGCTTACATTCTCTATCGTTACGAGCGCACACGCTCACGAGAGATGAAGACTAACCTGATGTGCGTGCTCAATGAGCTCACCTTCAGCCCTGCCAAGGATAGCGACATAAAGCGTGAAAACGCAAATATCGACGGCGATACTGCCATGGGAACTATGCTGAAATACGGCTCAGTTTCCGCTAAAGAATACTACGAGATGTACGTCCTTGAGCCCAGACACGCCAAGGCTCACAGGAACGGTGACATACATATCCACGATCTGGACTTCTATACGCTGACAACTACCTGCTGCCAGATAGACCTGAAGAAGCTGTTTACTAACGGATTTTCTACCGGACATGGTTATCTCCGTGAGCCAAACGACATCTCCAGCTACTCAGCACTTGCTTGTATCGCTATCCAGTCCAATCAGAACGACCAGCACGGCGGCCAGAGCATCCCGACCTTCGATTACGCTATGGCCGATGGCGTTAAGAAGACCTACGCTTCCCGTTATATGCAGAATATCGGCAGAGGCCTCCAGCTTCTGGGCGGACTTGACAACGGCGGAGACATCGCTAAGGAGATCCGCAGCTCTATCCTGGAAAACGACGGCCTGAGACCTGTTCTTTCAGGCGATAACGGCTATGAGGCTAAGGAGAAGGAGCTCCTGACCAAGTACGTTGACAGCGAGACTGCTGACAAGCTCCAGGCCTTCGCTAAGAAAAACGCCGAGAAGGAGACTGACCGTGCTACATATCAGGCTATGGAGGCTCTTATCCACAACCTGAACACAATGAACAGCCGTGCAGGTGCTCAGACACCCTTCAGCTCAATAAACTACGGTACTGATACATCTCCCGAGGGCAGAATGGTCATCAAGAACGTTCTTCTTGCTCAGGAGGCCGGCCTTGGAAACGGCGAGACCCCGATCTTCCCGATCCATATCTTCAAGATCAAGGACGGTATCAACTATAACCCCACCGATCCTAACTACGACCTGTTCAAGCTGGCGTGCAGAGTTTCCGCAAAGAGGCTCTTCCCCAACTTCTCCTTTATCGACGCACCCTACAACCTCCAGTATTACAAGGAGGGCGACCCCGATACCGAGATCGCATACATGGGCTGCCGTACCCGAGTTATCGGCAATAAGCATGATCCCTCCCGTGAGATCGTCACCGGCCGTGGAAACCTCAGCTTCACCTCTATCAACCTGCCCAGACTGGCTATCAAGGCCGACCACAACGTTGGTCTGTTCTTCGACCTGCTGGACGAGATGATGGACCTTGCGATCGAGCAGCTCAAGCACAGATTTAAGATCCAGTGCCAGAAGAGAGTCAGAAACTTCCCCTTCCTCATGGGTCAGGGGATATGGATCGACTCCGACAAGCTGGCTCCCGATGATACTGTTGAGGAAGTGCTCAAGCACGGTACTCTTTCTGTTGGATTTATCGGCCTGGCAGAATGTCTCAAGGCTCTTATCGGAGCTCACCACGGCGAGAGCGAGGAGGCTCGTGAGCTGGGTATCGAGATCGTTACTGCCATGAGAAAGCGCCTTGACGAGGAGGCTGATCGGACAAACCTGAACTTCTCCCTGCTGGCAACTCCTGCTGAGGGACTTTCCGGAAGATTTGTCCGCATGGACGCTAAGAAGTACGGCGTCATCGAGGGAGTTACCGACCGTGATTACTATACAAATTCCTTCCATGTACCGGTCTACTACCCGATCAGCGCCTTTGATAAGATCAAGATCGAGGCTCCCTATCACGAGCTCACCAACGCAGGCCACATCAGCTACATCGAGCTTGACGGTGACCCGCTGGAGAACCTTGCTGCCTTTGAGAAGATCGTTCGCTGCATGAAGGAGTCCGGTATTGGCTACGGCGCTATCAACCACCCTGTTGACCGTGACCCCTGCTGCGGCTACACTGGCATCATCGGCGAGACCTGCCCCTGCTGCGGCCGTAAGGAGCACGACGGCAACGTGGCCTTCGATAGGATCCGCAGGATCACAGGCTACCTTGTGGGAACTCTTGACCGATTCAACAACGGCAAGAAGGCCGAGGAGCACGACCGAGTAAAGCACAGCGTGTAAGGTGATAAAATGGAACTGCGCATCGCCGGCACCGTCAATGACTCTATCGTGGACGGTCCAGGCATAAGATTTACTATATTTACCCAGGGCTGCCCTCATCACTGCGAGGGCTGCCACAACCCACAAACCCACGATTTTGAGGGCGGAGAGCTTGTTGACACCGACACTCTCCTTGCCAAGATCAAGGGAAATCCTCTCCTTGACGGAGTGACCTTCAGCGGAGGAGAGCCATTCTGCCAGGCGGAAACTCTTGCTGCTCTTGGCAAACAGATCCGTGACCTTGGACTGAACATCGTGACCTACACAGGCTATACCTTCGAGCAGCTTTACGCCGGCCGGGACAAAAACGGCTGGGGAGAACTGCTGGCGGTGACTGATATACTGATCGACGGCCCCTTTATCCAGGCTCAGCGTGACTGGGAGATAAAGTTCCGTGGAAGCAGCAATCAGCGGTATATAGACAGTCAGGCGAGTCTAGAGAAGGGGACTGTGGTCGAAGCAGCGCCCTGA